GGACCATGGCATTAACAATATGTACTAGAAATGAAACTAATAAAGATGGATCTGTATTATTACATGTTCGTTTTAGAGCGAATCAGTTAGATAAAAAAATTCCTACGAAAATAAAGGTCATTAGAAAGCATTGGGATGACAGACACAAAAGACTTAAACCTAGCCATCCTTTCTATGGCTTAGTAAATAAAAAAATAACCGAATTAAAAAAAACTGTCGATGAACTTTATGATCAAAGCGTTTTTGCTGTTTTGAAATATGAAGAGGCTCGCAATAGGATTTCAGGTGGGTCTCACTTGGACGATGTTATTTCATACATGGATGACCATCTTAAAACTCAAATTAAAGAAAGTAGTTTCAATTCTTATAGATTAAGTTTATCTGCACTTGCAAAACATTTTAATGGTACTAAAAAAATTTCGTTTGAAGAGTTATGTGATAAAAATAATTGGCTCAAACTAAAAGATAAATTTCAAAAATTAGAAAGAAGTCCTGCTTCGTTTAATACATATAGGAGAAGTGCTAAAGCAATTCACAACCATGCACGAAAAGATGATATTACATTTACTTCTTTTTCATACGTCAGAGGTCTTGCTTCTAAAAACCTAGAGCCAAAGTGGATGAGGTCTGATGACTTAATCAAGGTTATTAATCGTCTAGACGTTAACGATGAGCAATTTGAATTGTCCGTTACTTCTATTTTAATTTACTTAATGATGTTTTCAATGAGGGGACTTTATGTGCAAGATCTTATTTTGTTATCAATGGACAGGTTTGTAAAGGATTTGTATGAAAACACAGAAGCATACTCATTTGGTGAAAAGAACATGGTGTACAAACACAATAGATCAAAAACTAATAAAATGGGTCTAATTTACATGGGTTTAGATCCAATTAAGGAAATTATTATTTTATTAAACAAAATGATTGATCCAACATGTAATTCTCTTTTTCCTATTGGAGGAGTTAAGGACATATTTTTCTATCAAAAACAATCACGAAACTTTAAGGCAATTACAGGTTTCACTTTTAAGTCTGTAAGAAAAGCATTTCAAACAACAGGATCTATACTTAGTGTTCCAGATGCTGACATGAGAGAACTCATGTATCAAAACGACAATACTATTTCAGTACATTACAAAGATACTCAAGCACCACAGATGCTAGAAAAGTATACAAAATATCACTCTGACATTTTAGAAAAATACAGAGTTAATGATATGTTTCAAATGCTGAAAGCAAAACTAAAAAAATAGTTGAAAGAATTAAATCCCCCAACTATTATTAGTGTAACCAAACCATCCTTTATGATCTTCAGGTGGTTTATTTCTGTTTTTCATTTGATTTAATGGTTCTTCTTTATCTTTTAATGCTATAAGTAATAGTATAAGATAACCAACAAGGTCTTTAACTGTGTCTTCTGTTTTATCATATATACCTTTTTGTTTGATTCTAGAAATCTTATCATCTATTCTAGCACATAAAGATTTAACAGCATCGCCATCACTAAATACATTTATAGGAGCAGTAGCGGAATCTCCATAATCAGCATTTTTAGAAATGAGAAGGGCGATGATTTCCGCACCGACCCTCTCAATCTTTTCTCTAGTATCCATTAAAAGTCTAGATCATTTACTGCTGTCTCAACATTATTAGCGTAAGTGTTATTGCTATTTGGAATGTTACCATCCGCATAAGTAATTTTCCAAGCATTAGCGTTAGCAGTTCTAAGATTATTATCTCGGTCTCTGTAACTTCTTAAGTTAATAGAAACTTTAACTTGATCTCCTTCTTTGTATGCATTAAACAAATTTGCTTTAGCACCAATTGCTTCAACAGGATAGTCAACAGGATACTGAGAATCAGCACCTAATTCAACTGTTAATACTCTTTTTTCAATCTCTCCTTTTTGAGTTTGAATGGTTTGTGCATCTGAGATTTCTTTGATGCGACCTTGTAATTCTACTGAATTTGACATAATTATTAATTAAAGTGTTATATATATTCAGAGGTGTCTAAACCTCTCGCCTTGAGACATTCAAGGACTTCACAGACGATAATATTTACATCGTCTATTTTCGTTGCAAGAGTTTCATCTAACTCTTTTAATTTTTTTATTTCTTTTTCTGTATTGTTTACCGATACAATACTTACATGATTTTTATTATGGTCTTCAAGTAACCTATCTATTGTGGGTATTCTTATTTTATATTTTACTAGTATTTCTTCCATTTATGGTGTGTTTATGATCTTGTTTTGCACAAGCATTTCTATTAATTCTAACATATCCTCTTTGTATAAAATACAATATTGCTTACCTCCAGGTGCCTTGTGAAACACAATAGGTATGTCTGTTGGTTTAATATCCATATCATCCAAAACCTTTTTATATTGTGGATTTCGTTTATAGCATTTTGCTTGTACTACAAAATCCCCTGTGTTCATAAGATCTATACCTTTATCGTCTAACATTTTAGATCCATATCTAGATGTAACACAGTCTGTAAAACCTAAGGCTTTAAAGTCCTTAACTAATTCTCTTTCATAGTTGTGTCCTTTTGTTCTGTTAGTGTTTGCCATATTTATTAAATTCATTATAGACATATACCATTTTGTTCTTTACAAAAGTCTTGATGTCTGAATATTCTACTGATTCATGAAAGCCTTGATACAAAAGATAATAGTCTGGTCCTTTACCATTTGGTCTGATAAAATAATTCTCTTTGTTTGGTACAATTTCATCAAGCATAGCCGGTCTTAAAAGATCTCCTTCATCAAATTGTTCACTCTTACCTATGGAAGAATTATATCTGTTCATAGTCCACTCTAATCTGTAGAGTCTTTGACTATTGTCCTTTGAATGTAGGGAACTGTGTATTTTTCTTTTCGATTTCGCCATTATTATATTCTGAATAACAAGTTGTATCTAAATTATATATGAATTCCTGCATACCAGTTTTTCCTGTGAATCTCCATCGTACCTTCCAAACATGCACTTCGACAAGTTCCTTTTCAAAATCTCGATACACAGTAATTCCATTATCTACTTTATTAAAGAAGTGGGAAGATCCGCTTACGCTGTAACCTGAAGCGACCTCAACCTTCCCATTTTCCTTCTTTAATTTTTGTGGGTGTGCTACTAACATAACTCCACAATCATATGCTTCTTTAAATATTTTGATCTTCGACAATTGAAGTCCGGTATATTGATGTTCATTCATACCTCTTTCAATCTTATGTTCAACAAAAGCCCAATTGTCTATAATCAAACAATTGATTCCCATTTTTTTTACTAATTCTTTTCCTTTATTAAGTATTCCTTCTACTGTTAAATCATTGTCTTTTAAGTTTATGAAATAGAAATGTTTATTGATAAAGTCTATAGCCGGATCTAATTCTTCAGGTTGCAAATTATCGACAGATCCTCTGCCAAACTTTTTGCCTGCATACTTTTCAATTAATTCAGCAACATGAACTTTAATAGGTTGTTTTTCAGCAGAAAATACTCCAAACTTCCATCCTTGCTTTGCTAACTCTACAACAACTTGATCAACAAAACTAGATTTACCATGTCCAGGAACACCTGTTACCAATGTAAATTCTGATGGCCTCCAAGACATGAGTTTATCAAAATTATCATAACCTATAGTATTTCCTTGAGGCATTCCATAATTATATAAATTATGTATTTCTTTACGAGAATCTGATGCTTTACTTACACCTTCTAGTGGAAAAGGTTTTGCAGAATCAATACACTTGACTAATACTTCTGATCCATGCTTAAGTAAAACATCATTGGCATCCTTACATCCTTCTGGAAAATTTACTAACCAAATTCTATCTTTGCCAATTCTTCTTGATAACTCATCTCTTAATTTAATACCTGGTGCATCGTTATCTAATGCTAAATATATCTTTTCTTTATTTTCAAACTCATTTATGCTGTTGTCTAAATAAGTAAGGTTTTGATTTCCTGTTGATGCTCCATTAGGCACAGAACAGGCAAACATAAGTCGCTCCTGCTGTAATCCTGCTTCATAAAAAGCCATAGCATCAAACTCTCCTTCAGTTATAATACACCATGAAGAGTCTTTAATAACATCTAAACCATACATAATAAGTTCAGATCCTTTGTTTAATTTAAAGTTCTTCTCAGCGTCTCTAAACTTAACATTGACCCTTATACCCTTTCTTATGTAATTAAATTGAATAACAGCCCTCTCAGACTGTACCTGAGGCATATACTCCATGCCTTCAGTAATCCCATAGTATCCTATTGTGTCTTCATTAATACCTCTTTCTTTAAAAAAAGAAATAATTTTATCAGATATTGGTAATGATCTAACGGTAGGAATTTCATATTCTGTTTCATATTCTGCAACAGATCCGTTATCTCCACAATGGTGACAGTAATAAGTTCCTGTTTCTACCCATACCCTTAAACATTTTTCGTTTTTATTTTTTTTCCTAGTATGCGAACACTTAGGACATGTAGTTTTTTGTGGCTCGGTGCCTGTGTTACTCTTTACATTAATACCAAGTTCTTGCAGTTTAGATAAATTGTCTGTCATATTATTGCTATATTCTTTCTATTGGGGGTGACCTTACTCATTGTCTCCCACTCTGTATATTGTATTAAATACTTTTCTATAAATTTCTTTCCAAATATTACCTCAGGAGTAACTGAAGATTGATACTTTTGGCTCCAATTATCTTTACACCACATAAATACTTTAACCATTGTTGATCCTGTAATTGGCTTTCCATTAAACTTTTTAGATAAGATGCTTTTAAATCTTTTCTCATAAGTTCTAGGAACGTACTTGTTTCCGTACCTTTCATTAATGTAGTTTATAACATCTGCACATACTTTTTGGTACTCAAGGGAAACACTATCATCATTCTTATTGTCTGATACAGCGATCTTAAACCACAGGGGAGTGGTTCTATACTTTGGGTGTGCCCTGGTACCTATGTTTTCAATTAAAATTTTATCTGACAACTCAGAGACATATCTGCTCATAGTTCTAGAAGATGAATTTAATTGTTCAGCCAAGTCAGATAGTTTGACATCGCAAAAACCATCATTAGATGTATACTTATAAATTAAATCACACAACATATATGCTATAGGAGACAGATCTTGTTTCCTTAACACATCATAAATAATTGTTGTTGATCTAATCATGAAATCATTATTTTATGAAAAAACAACTCAGGATTTTTCTTGTTTCTGTGTGACTCTAATCTACATTCTAATGTTGTAATATCTCCAACCTTTAATCCCTCTATTTTTGCCATATGATCATCCCATGCGTTAACTGAGATAAATGAATCCTCTAAAGTTTTAATCCATAAACTCACAAATTTGTGGTTTACTTGACCTTTAGTCTCTTTTACTTTTGAGATATATTTTACTTGTCCTAATACTTTTATGTTCATTTGATTTTTTCTTTAATTATTTCTGCAAGAGAAATTGTTTTACCATGCTCTATTCTAATATGATTAAGAATTAAATTAGTTTTTATAAAAAAGGCTTTGGCTGTTGTACTGGGATCTTTAGTATTAAAATAATCATCTAAAATTGTTAAAAATTTATCTTCTAAAAACTTTATGTGATGAAGATCTTCTGAGAGAAAGTTTTCTATTTCTACTATAGAAAAATTATACATCCTTGCAACTCCTACAAATATGCAAGTACCAAAATAAGAATTACCTTCTATTACTGAATCTACTTCTAATGTGTGACGATTTTTGACCGCTAAATTATTAAGTATGCCTTTTTTTATATCTGATAATTTCATATTAAAAATTTACTTTTTCTGTTTCTTTAAATCTTACGTTAAAGGTCTTTCCCCAAACGATCTTACCATTATCTCCAAAGTCTACTTCTTGTGCACCTCTATGAATAAGAATTTGTTTAATATGTTGCATCGCTAATTGCTTTATGTTCTTAGCATTTTTTTCATTGTCTCTGCTTTCAACATATCTTCTTGTAAGACTTAACAATTCATCATCAGAATCTATTTTCACTCGATCAACCATTGCTTTATGTTTTTCAGATAAAAACTGATCAAGATCAACTTTATATTCATCTTCTACATCAGGTTCTAGATGAGATATGAGTCTATATTTTTCGTTGGTGTTTATTACTTCACCTTTAATATCTATAATGTTTCTTGCTTCCTGAACGCTGTGGTAAAATCTCTCAGCCTCTTCAAGAATAGTCTCCTGTATGTTATGATTTGCTTCTACAGTAAAAACATCCATATGTCTACCATCTTTTAAGAAAGCAAACTGTCCGTATTCATATCCCAGAACAAGCATGTATAATTGGATCTGTGCGATATAGTAAGGAGGTATTCCTCCCGACCATTTATCAGCATTATATCCTGATATAGTTTTTATTTCTAGAACCCCTTTACCATGTTGTTCATCGTGCATGGTGATCTGTCTGTCAATATTAGCAAACAGAAATGGATACTTTGGATTTATAAAAATTGAATTTCTTCTAATTGATTTTCTTAATTTGTTTTTTGCCTGGTAGTTATTAATCATCTCTATCGGATCTCCTGTCCAATATTGCCACAGATCTGCTACATAGTCTTCCAAAAGTCTACCATGAAACATAACTTCATTGTCAATGTTTTTAATCTTTGCAGTACCTACAGATTGATTCCATCTTGTGATCTTAGATGTCCAGGGATTTAGTCCTAATAGCGTAGATGCATCAGATCCTCCGACCATTCCCTTGTACACTAGTGACTTTCTTAATTCTACCCACTCTTCATAAGTGAGTTTTGCAGTTGGTATTCTTTGAATTTTACTCATATTCTATAGGTTTCTTTTAATGCTCCTCTTATTGCTTCAGAAATGTTTTTACCCTGTAGTTTACACTCTATATGTAAGTTTGTAACTTCACTTGGTGTAAGCCTAAAGGTTATTCTTGTGGACTTTTTCTCTGTAACTCTCTCTAACATTTTTAATTTTTTGATAAAGGGAGGTCTAGTAAAAACAATTGGCTCTTACTTGTTTGGTTGTTGGTTTGCGACCTCCCTAAAATTATTACTTGCTTGCTTGTGCTATAGCCTTTTTAGACTTTTCGGAATTAATCAAATACTTTAACTCTTTAATTTGTTCATTAGTTAAGTTTGATTTATTAGCAGGAATTCTTTTTTCTACTGCATTATAATCAACTGATACATATGCTAACATAGATTTAAAAATATCTGATCCGCTTGATCCTTTGTTTCTTTGAAGTTCACTTGCTTCGTCTTCGTCCATGATAGAGTCTTCTTCGCTATCTACTATTCCAAGAATGAATAATGCACGATTTAATGCTCCTGATTGGCATTTTTGAAAAGAAAATGGCTCGTTTGTTTTTTTGTGTGCTACACCATCCGCAACCATTATTCGGTCTGAGTTGTATACCCTTCCGATCATCACTATAATACTATCGTTCATATCAATAACGTCAGTTTCTAATGTGTAGCCACTGGGTCTAAAATAGTCGTTAAAATAATTTAACCTTTCAATCCATGGAACAATTAGTTTGTCCCTACCTATTGATATTTTTTTAAGTTTTCTTTTTAGTTTCATATAATTTTGAGTTTTTTAAATTGTTTAAATAAAAGTTAATAATATAATATTTTCTTGCGTGAAACAAGATAGATTCCCAATCAAATATCCATCCTTTTATTCTTCGCCCCATACATATGTCTTCGTGATGTGTGAGCATAAAAAGTTTGAAATCTCTAAGAGAAAATCTCTTACGATCATGAATGATTTCGCTATTTTCGTAGTCAAATCTGACCATGTTTTTGTATGGTGTTTCATGTCGTGGTGATTTATAATAAAGGTAAGACAATTTAATTACAATGTACGATCGTATTATTAACATTGTTTGTATTTATTAACAATGGTAACTTTATTAAATATTGATGTGTTTAGTATTTAGATTTAAATATATTGCTTTTGTTTTTCTATAGACTCTGTGTTAGAATGCTTCACATATCTATAAAAAGCAGTAGATCCATTGGCATGGCCACTAATATTTCTAGTTTCTATTTCACTTAATCCTTTTGACAAGTGATATGTTATTCCACTTGATCTTAATTTGTGTGGAGTTATTATTTCATACAAAAACTTTTCTTCATGCACAGGATTTCCGTTATGATCGTAAGTATATACTATTCTTTTATCCTGAAATTCTTTATAAGATTTTAATAAGGTTTTGAGTTGAGTCCTAAAGTATTGTGGAGAATGTGAAAAAGACCCTTTGCCTTCTAAAAATTTACGCACATCTTTTGGTAAGTAAAAAGATGATATAGCACCAACTCCTTTCTTAGTAATTATAGTGACCACACTTCCATCAGATGATGCTTGAAAGTTTACCAGGTCACTTACTCGCATACAAGAGTATAACATTAGTCTTGTGTAGTACCAAACGTCTTCGAGTTCGATTCCCGGGTTGTTGTTATGTATCAACTCCACTTGTGTTGGATTTAAAGCAATTACTTCTGTTTGTAATTCTCGCATACTTTGAAGATTGGGAAACAAGTAACCNTAATATGCTTCTGCTTTTTTAAGTGTAGTTCTAATTATTTTAAGATGATTCTTTCTAGTGTTGTTATGTTTGCAATCATCTAACATCATGTTAAGGTATTTGTTTACATGACCCTGTAAATTTTGGGTGACCTTAAGCCTATCTTTTCTATTAGTTACATTGTTTAGATCTAAATTTTCTATATTAAAATCAAACTGATAAGAATTCATTTGATTGTACACCTGTCTGTAGGAAGTTATAGTAAGATTAGAAAATTTTTTTCCATAATTTAAAATTAATCCACTTTCTAAAAGAGTAATGATTTCTTTTAATAAAGACATGAAGGTTTCTGTATTCATGGAAAGTTTTTTTTAGTTATTAATAAATATTTGTACAGTTGTTTATTCGTTAATTATGTCATCTACTTTATCGGCAAGGTGACCATAATATTCTATAATTTTAATTGCTTCTGCAAATAACAATGGAGAAGTACCTGTTTTTTTTTGGTTTAATGTGCTTTTTTTTAATTTACTCCCATACAGATACATACATACTTCTGTCGTAGGAATCTCTTTGATTTGTAATAGTTTTAGTGCTTTGTTTTTAAAATTTTCGTGGGTTCTTGCAATTCTTTTAGTTTTCAAATTTTCATAGTTAATAATAGTTTTAGGTCATATCTCCTGTTTTATGATTTTGGGCATATAAGTAGTCAGGTTGACTCTAAGTTAAATTTACAATAGTAAATGTGTTTTATTTACTTTGTTAGTGCAAAGATAATTTAAATTAAATTAAATTATAGGTCATTGCAATGTTTTATAAAAAAAATATCATAATCTTTCATTTTTTTTTAATAATATTTGATGTACTGTTTTTTGTAATGTTTTTGAACAGTTGTTGTCTGCCATTATTTTATGTAAAACCACATTATCAATAGGTTTTAGCATATCATTTACATTTTCTAAAACTTTTCTATGTAACGACCTAAGTAGCGATTCATATTTCTGCTGTACATCTATATGATCGGTTTGTAGATTTACATAGTCTACAATTATATCGTGAGGATCTATAATAGGGTTTTCAGAAAACTCCAAACTACTTATTACTTGCATTACTGCTTTGTAATTATTTCTAAACTGTCTATCTGTCTCAAACAAGTCGTCAAAATGTTTTAGACCATGTAATACTGAAGCGTGATTTTTATTAAAAAACCTTGCTGTTTTTAAATAGGTGAGATTTAATGTGTCTCTACATATTTTATAAACTATTCTCCTGGCATCAACATTTTGTCTTAATCGATTTCTTGCCATTGGATCGGCTTTTGTTACAACTCTTACTGTATCGCAGACAATTTGTATATCTTTTGTTACGGCATCCATTTGTTTAATTTTAAATTGTTATTGATTGATGTATATTTTTCCCAATCTCTTGAGAAATATTCCATTGGTCAGACCAATATTTTTTTGATCTATTAATTGATCCTATAGCATTTTTGCCAACTTGATATCTACTAGGTACCAACACAAAAATATTTACCTTATATTCTTGATAAGGTAAATAACACGCTCCTGTCAATAAGGCTTCCTTACATCGTTTAGTAATGGTGCCTCCTGATTTCCATGCTTCTCCTGAATTGATAAGGCTCTGATATAAATCGTATCCGAACTGTTTCTGAAGTTCTTGAATTTTACTTTCGTTCATAATAAGAGTTTTTTTTTTAGTTAATAATCTATCTGTCGGACATTGCAAAAATAGTTATTTAGTCTGACACACCAAAAATATTTACATCTGAAATTGAATCATCGTTCAACTTTTCTTCTCTCCATAAATACTGTTTACCCTTGATATTGTGGTACATAGCATTTATAAATTGATCTGGTGCATCTGGAAACATCTCCTTAATCTTGATGTATATATTGTCTTGTTTCATAATTACAACATTTGTTTTTTGATTTTCTCCAAAGAAACTTTTGCCTCATCTTCTGAATAATAATATATTTTACCAGGATTTTCTAAGTGCATCTCTTCAGATAAAGGATCCCAACAAGACCAAACTACTTTTCCGTTTTCAATAGTCCAATAGTGATCTCCTTCGTAAAAGGGATATACCCTTTCTTTTTTATGATCATGTATTGTTTTTACTTTGACCATGTAATCAATAGTTTCATCAACAGTTTCGATCACGTTTTGTAATTGTCCTTTGATTGTCATTAAATAATCTAAGGAGTCTGTACTGTATTCATATTTTTTTGATACAGTATCAAGGATGTTATTTTTAATGAATTCTTCCATCTCTAGATTTGCCATGATTAATTATTTAGTTTATGTTAGTGCTGTTTTTAATTGTTCTCTTGTCATTCCATATTCTTCTACTAGCCATTTTAAAAATTGATCTTCGTCTTTGGTTTTGACAATTACAGATGTTGCAGAAGAAAACAAATTACTTGTTAAACTAGTCACAATAGAAAACATTACAGGACAGTCTGTTTCTTCTTTTATTATAGCATCCATTAGATCATTTAATTTATGCTTCCAAGTAACGTCTTCATATCTACCTGTAATCCATCCTGACTCTATTTCCTTATAGCCCTCTTTAAATTCTACATCCATATATCCTCTCCATGCAGATGAATTTACCCATTTACAATCTTTAACAGGCTGATGATCTTCGTCATCATCTGTATAAATTTCTTCGTAATAAGTATTGAAGGCTTTGCCTAATTCCATTGGGAAGTAATATTTCTTTGTCTCCTGATCTTGGGGTGACCATGTCTGAATTACAGTAGAGCGGTCTAAGGCCTGAGAATAACATTCTTCGCATAGGATCTCATCGTTACGATCGTATTGGTAAAAGTCTAGATCTTGATCGATCTCTTGCTCACAGCAATCACAAAAATTATTTTTCATTTGTTTCAGTTTTAATTGTTATTATAATTCTAATTCTGATTCGTTAGCATGTTCTATCCAATCTGAATCATTATACTCAGATAAAAAAGGCTCTTCAGAATATCTAGGAAATCCACTATTTAAGTAATATTCTTTTACTTGCTCGACATTGTAGCCATTGTCTGTGGTTTCTTCTCCGAATAAATTTTCCATACCATCAGCATATTCACACGCTTGATCATACAGGTTAGAATCTACATCTTGGATTAAATCAACAAAGTGATTAAACCACTTTAGTTGCATCTTTAGTTTTTCCATTGTTTCAGTTTTAATTATTATACAAAGACGAGGGAGCCAAAAATCATGGAGTCGTTCAAAACATATCTCCCTCGTTTCGCCTGAATTACACAGGCTCATCAGTCTGTTTTCTTTTTACGTTTAGGTTTCTCATAAACTATATAACCGTTCTCATTTAGAAAACTTTTATACTTTTTTACTTTCCTTTGTGTTTCCCTGTAGTACTCAAATATTTCATTAGTAATTACCATAGTTTTAATTTTTATTAGTTAATATTCTCTTATTTGTCCTTTTGAATTTGTCAAAACTTCCATGTTATTCTTGTCGCTTTCTATTTCGTCATACTCAAAAAAATCAATTTCATTTTTTCTAAACATCAAGTCTCCTAAAGTTTTAAATACATGTAGATAAATTCCATGCATACAAGCCTCCCATTGGTCTAGTTTTTCATTATAATAGAAATACCATTTTCCTTGGTCTAATTGTTTTTCTTCGACTAACTCATTGAAGTCTGAGTTGTCCATTTGCCAATAGTTGTTGTTAATATTTATCATAGTTTTAATTTTTATTAGTTAATATTTCTACTCCGATAATCTTAGATGTTGAATGATCTTTATTTGCTTTCGCTAAATAATTATCGAGGTGCCTTTGATTCTCAAATTCTTTGACTCTAGATCCGTAGTTCCCAAGCCAATTTTTTGTGTCGATTCTTACTTTCATTTTATAATTCCTTGATCGATTAATGTTTTCGCTGTTCTTCCAAACCATCCCTGTAATTTGTAGGCAAGGCCTGTGGTGTGGAGGTATTGCCATGCTTGGATGATCTCTTGCTCATCGTGGCATTCTACAAATCCCTCTGCTAATCCTATTGCTGTGTAATCATCCATAACTATTAAGGGTTTTAGAGTTAACAAATTGGACTATTGCTTCATCGAAATCTAATTCTTGATCTTCCCAATTAAAATCATGAGCGTACTTCTTTTGAAATGCTTTTGCTAATTCATATGCCTTATCAAAAGTTTGAAATACTGTCCCTCCCAACATATCCTCATTGATTATAATTGAGGTTATA